CCAACCACTCCATGTCCAAGTAGTTAGACTTCCTAATGTGCTAGTTCTAGATACTCTTGTTGCCATAATAAAATCCTAATTAAACTGTCCTCCACCTGTTGTTCCATGTGAAATTGTTATTGTAAATTCTCTTGCTGGTCCAACTTGAGCTTCTGCATCTGTTGGAGTTATATCAAAAGTATAAGTTGTTGTTGCTGTACTTCCAGTTTCATCTCCACTTATAATTCCTGTTGCAGTTGCTAAACTAAGACCACCTGGTAAAGTTCCAGATGTTTTTGCATAAGTTATAGCACTATCTGCAGTAGCTACAACTGTAACTGATATAGTAGCTTCTTTTTCAAAATCTCCTAAAGAGCCTGAAGCAGTTGTCCATGTCGGAGCTATAGTTGATTGTAAAATTGCGTTAGTTGACATTCCAGCATTACCATCTGGATTCTCAACTCTAACTCGGTAATCTCCACTTGGTAAATTGAAGGTTGCCGAAATAGAGGTTGCACTTGCCCAAGAAACTACTGAAGCTCTTGTATATGCATTTGTTGCACTTACAGCTTCTACAATAGGTACATGAGTAGAATCAGATGCAAAATTTGTTCCTGTAATAGTTACACTTGTTGTTGTATCTGGTAAAATAACTGTACTTACTGCAGTTACAGTAGGTTTTGCTTCTACTGCATCTACCCAAGTTAATTGATTTGAAGTTGTTCCATCTGTTGCTAAAACTTGTCCATCTGTTCCAACTCCTGTAGGGAGTGTTAAAGTATATCCAGCACCTGCTGAATGAGCAGGACTTTCAATATGAACTGCATGAGTATTTTGTTCACAATTTAAAGTTAATTTACCAGCAGCACTTGCACCATCACCTTTGATTTCTAATCCAGGTGTAAATTCTGTTTTAGCATTAGTAACTGCATCAGCAGCTAACTTTCCTGTAGAAACATTTAAATCTTTAACCTTTGCAGTTTCAACTGCATCAGTTGCAATTTTTGCAGCAGAAACTATACCATCAGCTAAATCACTTGAAGTTAAAGGTATTCTTGCAGGGGTTGCACCAACATACGCCATTTATATTATCCTTAATATTATGTACTAATTGAATCAACAACACTTAAAATAATATCAACTGAAGTAGCTGCTGAAGCATAAGCTTCAACTGAATCTCCAGTTTGTAATACAACTTTTGAACCACCATCAATTAATTCTAAACTTCCACCTGTAGGGATGGGAGCATCTTTGATAATGTAATAATTTACTGAACTTTTCTTTACATAGACAGTAACATCTACTGATACACCAGAAGTATTAGTACATCTAACACCTATGATTGCATCATTTGTTGTAGTAGCTGCTCTTAGTTCTTTCGGAGAAGCTAAGAGGGTGATATTTCTATTTAGTGTTCTTTGAAAATTTTGAGCCATTTGTTATCCTAATTATACCATATTTTTGCCATGTTGTAAACTACAGGGCAATCGCCATAGCCACAGCAAAACCTGCTGAAGCTTTCGTATCTATTTGGTCCTGTGCATTAGAAGCCAAAGTATTAATATACTGGAATTCTGTACTTGTAACAGTTCCATCTGCTATTTTTGTAGCATCTATTAAAGCAGATAAAGTTGTTACTCCTAAATTATCAGAAGTAAAAGCACCACTTATCGCTTTATTTTTCCAAACACTTGCAGAATTATCATATATTAAATAATTAGCATCTGCAATACCTGCAATCGTTACATCATTTAATTCTGATAATTCATTTTCTGTTGCAACTTGACCATCAACATAAGCTGTTGTTGCAAGTTTAGTTGAGTTATCACTTGCTGATTGTGTAGGAGCTGTAGGATTTCCAGTAAAATCTGGAGAAGCTAAAGTTGCTTTTAAATCTAATTGTGTTTGAATATCTGAAGTTAGTCCATCTAATCTTTGAAACTCTGCATCACTTACTGAACCATCTGCAATCTTTGTTGCATCAATACCTGCTGCAGCTTTAATATCTGCATTATCAATATTTGAAATATTATTTCCAGTACCATCTGCATCTATTGTTTTATTTGTAAATGTAGTTGTACTACTTGGAGTAACAGAATGGGCTTGAGAATCTACATAAGCTTTAATAGATTGTTGAGATGCAACTGCTATAGCAGAATCATCCGCTAAAGTATCGTCATCTAAAAATGCTGTACCACTAAGTGTTCCATTTAAAACTGGGCTAGTTAATGTTTTAGCTGATAAAGCTTGAGTACCAGTTAATGTAACAACACTACTATCAATTGCAATATCATCTGCATTTGCAGTAATACCTGTTCCGCCAATAACATTTAAAGTAACATCACCTGTTGTTCCTCCACCTGTTAAACCTGAACCTGCAACAACTGAAGTAATATCTCCAATAGGTTTAGCATCAACATAAGCTTTAATAGATTGTTGTGAAGCTACAGCAGTTGCTGAATCAGATGACATAGTATCTTCATCTTTAAAAGCTGTTCCACTAATTGTTGTATTAAGAACTGGACTTGTTAATGTTTTATTTGTAAGAGTATCTGTAGTAGCTTTACCAACTAATGTATCTGTTGAAGTAGGTAAAGTTATTGTTCCAGTATTTGAAATTGTTGCTATAACTGGAGCAGTTAAAGTTTTATTTGTTAATATTTGAGTACCAGTTAATGTTGTAACTGTAGCATCAATTGCTATATCGTCTGCGTTAGCAGTTATACCAGTTCCACCAATTACATTTAGAGTTGGTATTGGTCCTGATAAATCTGTTCCAGTTAAACCAGTTCCTGCTACAATAGAAGTAATATCTCCGATAGGGACTGCATCTACATAAGCTTTAATTGCTTTAGCAGAAGCTAGTGTATCATCACTTGCTGAAACTGAAGTTAAATCTGTATCAACAGATGTTACACCAGTTGAAGTACCAATAACTAAAGTATCTAAATTTACAGTACCATCAAAGTATGCATCTTTAAATTCTAAAGAAACTGTACCTAAATCTATATCATTAGTTAAAATTGGAACGATTGCTCCATCTTGAATTCTTAATTGTTGAACTGCTGCACTAGAAACATCTACATAAAATTCTAAATGATTACTAGCAGTATCAACTAAAATTTTATTTAATGGAGTAGCTAAAGTATCTCCAATTAAATTAATAACAGGACCTTCGGCTGCTGTACCATCATGTTTATGTCCTGTAGTATTATTAAAAGCTGCTAATAGTTGATTAAATTCATTATTAAAATCTGCAACTTCAATTGTATTACCAGTTGTAAATGTGGTTTGTCGTGTATAACCTGCCATATTATCTTCTTCCTCCTGCTATGAATGATACGAATAATCCATTAACTGAATAAGCTGCATTTGTATCATCACTAAAAAATCTAAAACTATTTGAAAATCCGCTTCCTGTTACTAACATTCTTTTACTTGGTAAAACTACTGCACCATATGTTCCACTTCCATATAAAGCACTTCCATATAAAGATGCTCGATTTAAAGTACCAACATTAAATTCTCCAGGTTGAGGTACATCTGTAGATTCAAAATCATATCTAATTCTTAATTTTAAATCGTCTTGTGTTCCTTCTGGTTTAATATTTGCTTTAACAGCATAAAGACTTTTTCTTAAACCATTATCTCCATAGTCCATATCTGGTGTTTGAAATCTTGCATCAATATTGGAACCATTAAAATTGTCTCCACTATCATGTAAATAAACAAAACCAGTTTCATCTGTACTAAATTTAACTTCTTCATTAGAAGTATTTAAATCTGAAGTACATCTTTTAACTACTAATCCTTTTGACTCACTCCATTCAAAAGCAGGAATTCCTTGTTCATCAAATTTAAATGTTCCTATAATTCCACTTTGACTTGAATTTGCTTGACCTGAATTATGATAGAATAATCTATATTGACTTCGTTCTCTAATAACCATACTTGATAAAGTATAATCTGCTATATTATCAAGAATATCATTAATTAAAGGTAATATTTTTCTACTAACAGAACCAATTTCAACGTCAGAAATTCTAGCTGTACCAGCAACTGTTCTTAAACCATCAGGTGCTAGAAAGATTAAATCTCCACCTATTTCCTGAATTGTATTTCCATCTATACAACCTATATTTTTGGTTATAGATTTAAGTATAGGGTCAGAATCAAGGCTTGTCAACTCAAATATACTATTTTTACAAAATATAATAAGAGTATTTCTAAAGACTTTAACTCCTACAATTATATCTCCAACATCAATTGTTCCTGAACCAGTAGCTTCAAAATCATAAGGTTTTAATCGGCTACTATAAGCAACAGTACTTGTTGATACTGATTGTCCAGCTACAACTAATCGTTCTGAAAAGATAGTACATCTTTTAGGATTAACTGGAGCTGACCTTTGTAGTTCTTCAAAGTAATAAGTATTAACTCCACCTGAAGTTGTAATTTGAAATTCAGCTACTTTATTGGTACTATCAACAATATATAAAGTTCCATAAGCACCATTTGATTCATAGTTAGCAAACTGATTATTAGTTTGATTTGTTCTTGCAACTGTTGTAGCACTTGCTACTTCAGCAGAAGTCATCCCACTTCTATAAATAGTTTGACCACTAGCAGTAGATACAACTTCAATATCTAATGTTAAATTTGTATTATCGGTAATAGATAAAACTCTATATGTAATACTATTAATTTTTACTCTATCATCTACAGCTAATTCAGTTGTAAATGATGTTCCAGTTCCAACAACTGCTGCTGAACTTGCAGTTACTGCAACTGTACCAGTTAAACTTTTATAAGTATCTTTATTAATTTGAAGCCAAGTAATACCATCTGTACTCCAATAAATATTATTACCTTGACAAGCAATAACTCCATTAGCATATGGAACTATTCCTGTTATAGCATCTGTAACTGTACCACTTGGACTGGTTGAACTTACCCCACCCCATTTTGCAAAACCATTTATTCTTCGATAGCCACCTGTTGTAGCTGATTCAAAGTTTTGTAAAATAGTTGCTGCTCCAGGTGTTCTAAATAATGCATGAGCACTTGAAACTAAATCTAAACCTCCTGCAACTGTAATGGAAGCTCCTTGTGTTGGCATTTAAATTTTCCTTATGGTAACAAATATGTAAATCTTACGTCTGACATATATTGTGGTTGTGGTGAATTTAGATTATCAGCCATAGCTTGTAATCCTTTTTTATATTCATCTAATGCTAATTGTGCTTGAGCTATATTATCTTTAAATTGATAAATATAATATCTAGCTCTTGCTAATAAAACTGTTTTGTATTGTTCTGGAAATGCAACTTCATCTGTATTTGCAGATAAAGCAGTTGGTCGGTTATATGCAAAGAAATAAATTCTATATACACCATCAGGTATAGGTGATAATCCAAATCTTCTTCCATCTGAACTTCTTATAACTCTAACAGGTACACCATAGGTTGAAGAATCTGCTGCAGCTTTTTCTTCTGCGGCTGCATAAGTATCTCTCCAAACTGTTAAAGTTGTAAAAGGAATTTTAGTAATTGTATAAGGTGCAGTTTTTCCTGTTACACCTTCTGTTGATAAAGTAAAAGCATCCCAATTAACTGAATCATAATCAGTATCTATTCCTGTTGACCCAGTTTTTAAAAGATACCATCTTACTCCATTTGCTGTTTCAACATAAGTATTACCATAATAAGGGTCTTCAGGATTAGCAGTACTTAACCAAGACCAATTATCTACAGCATCTACCATATCAGAGTAAGCTCTATTTACACAGTTTGAAACTTGCTTTTGTATACCTACTCCACTAGAAATTGCTGTAAGTTCTGGTTCATTAAGTTCTACTAATAATTCATTAGTTAATGCTAAATAGGTCTTTGCCATAATTCTTATTCTTATTTACAATCTGAATGGTCGCAATCTGATAACTCATCAATTGCTTCATCAATTTTTTCTATAATCATTTCTTCTTTAGCTTCTAACTTTTGAAGTTCTGCGAAATGTTTCTTAAGCTTTTTTAAAGCTTCTTTCATTGGATTCCTTTTTAAATTTAAGTAGCTATAATAAGTACCACAACAACTACTGCTACTGCAATAGAAACTTTTTTATGTGCTACTATATAAGCCCACGCTTTTTTCATATGTTCCATATATAATCCTTTATTTAAAAGACAGGGGGTATATTGCAACCCCCTATCTAGATGTTAGGTTTAATACTAACAATAACGTATAGCCTAATAAATTAGTCTATAACGTAAATTGTTCTTCCTAAGCACTCAGGTCTAAGAACTTTTCTTCCGAAAACAAGTAATCCTCTTACTATGTCAGCGAAAGTAGTAGTACTTCTTAAACTTTCAACAATCTTCAATTGAGACGCACACGAAGTCGAACTCATTTGACCCCATGTTGCCACAGGAGCAGTTGCAGACCCAGCAGGTGTTGCACCTGATAAGTCATTTGTTGCTAGATTATTTGATTTGTACATTTGGAAACCTCTAACGAGACCAGATGCTACTAATCCATTTCTAAGACTACCTTTACCAGCATTGTAATCAACTGATAATAGTTTAGAAGATGTGTTAGCTAAAGCATCATACCACTCAGGTGCACCAACAAACCAACGACCTTCTTCAGGTGCGTTTTGAATGTCGAGCAACTTAGCAGATGTACTCATACTATTTAGAGGGTCAATTTCACCAGTAGCAAAACCTATATCAATAGGTGTTCCTGTAGTTCCTAGTCTATTTGCAGTTGTAGACACTTGAGCATCTGCACCAAGATAAGTAAAGACATTACTGTCTAAAGCATCTCTTAGCTTGTATGCTGCGTTGTCTGAAGCAACAGATTGGAAGTTGATATGAGAAAATCTTTTCTCAATATCATCTAGTGCGAATTGAAAATACTTAGCTTGGTCTACGACCAAAATAAGTTCTTGGTCAGTAAGTGCTGTAGCTGAAGTCGCTAGACCTCTAGTGTAATCACTTACTGTTATTTGGGGTTCTTGTACGATATTAACTGTGTCGCCAAAGTTTTTAATTTCACCCATATAGTCTGTATTGCAGATTGCTTCTGCAGTTGCAGCTTTACGTAGTGCTATTTGAACTTTCTTTGAGTATATTTGAGGTACCCAAAAGGCATTAGTTTGCCCTGCTACACTTGTTAAAAAGTTAGTAGTTGAACCGCCAGAAAAATTAGCCATTGTATGACTCCTTTTGTTTGGTTGATAAAAATGATAGTTTTACTAATCTCTAGTAATTCTACCTTCTCTCTGAGCTATCAGAATAGATTTCTCATTTCTTTCAAACTCAGCGTCTGACATTTTTGCAAAGTCAGAACTTTTAAAGATAACTTTATTATTCGTTGGTGGTTGAATTTGTTCGTTAGTTTTAACTAACAAATCAGCACCTTGAGTAACTTTTTTATCTTCTGTGGCTTTTTTATCTAATCCAAGTCCTCGGTCTTTCTTATACAGGTCAACTGCTCTTGCAGCAAGTCTACCATCCGAAGTATTCTCATAAACCCATTTCTTTATTTCCATGGGTTGTGAGTCTGCCCAATTATGAAAATCATCTGATTCTTTAATTTGATTAAAGTCTGGATGAAATTTCGATAACTCTAATTGAGCTTCTCTCTGTGATAAAGCTGTATTAGCTTTTTTCAAAGAGTCAACTTCTTCCTGCAAACCTTTCATCTCTGTTTGAGATTGCAAGTGAGATACAGTTTCCACCACGCCATAAATGTCAGGGTAATCTTTTTTAAAAGCACTAAGTTCATCAGCACTTTTAGGTGGTGTGTATTTAGGTCGGTTATCTCGAAGCTGTGCTTTGAGGTCTCCTTCTTTATTACTCCATTCACCAAGTTTCCTATCATAATAACGCTTTAGGTCATCATATCTTTTTTTGTAGTCAACTTTTGTATAAGGTTTAGCTTCAACATTACTTAATGGTGAATCTTCGACCTTATCCGAAGTGGCTGTTTCAGAAGTAGATAAGACATTTGGGTTAACACTATCTGTAGTAGTATTAGTCGCATAGTCAAATCCTGTCTTCTTATCAGGGTCAGGCTCGGCTGGTCCACTATCCGCACTTACTAAAGTTTTTGGCATTACATCATCTGTGTGCCAATACTTTTTGCGATTATATGGATTCGCTTCGACTTCATTAGTTTTGCCTTCGTCTTGTTTCATATATCCTCCTTTGGGCTTCTTTTACTGAAGGTAGCAAAAAAAGGTGATTGATTGAAACGAAGCTACAAGGGCTTCTATTATAAAATAGAAGGTAGCTTGTTTATCTAGAGTACCTACTCTAAATTCTGTTATACTATGGTTTCATCTACTGCAAGTTCTGCAGATTCTTCTTGATTAACCATACCAGCATCATAAGCTTCTTCAGCTTGTGCCATCATTTTTCTTAATTTATCAATGCCAATATTCTTAACAGCTTTTGCTGTAAATAC